ATTTTAATTTTAGCCGCGGAGCCAACCCAGATCATAAGACCTGAAGTGTCAACACCAGCATCAGCAAGTCCAGCAAGATGAGTATTAATTTTAGCAGTAGTCATATTAGCCATAGTAACACCAGCGGATGTAGAGTAAGTAGAAATAGCTGCAACAAGTCCTCTAGTTTTACCAGCGGTACCAGCATTAACGGCTCTCTGATAAGTACCATTCCAACAGGAATAATTAAGGTTTTTATAAATTCTTTTCAAAGCGGCGTTAATATTATGCTCATGGACATCAGTGATTGCGTTAGAGCCATCAATTGTTCCATAATCAGAACTATTACCAATTACTTTATTATAAGAAGACGCCATTTTATAAGATGTTCTTACATCATATCTAATAATTTGGCATGAGTTAACATCTTGATCTCTTGTATAAAGTTCAAAAGATGTAGGGGCTGCCATTGATTCTGTTTCAGTCACTTCATCCTGTACTCCAGATGCTAGTGTAAATGCGGAACTTAGTGCGAAATCAAAATTAGTTACTGATCTTCCACCTGCTCCTAATGCGTTCAAAAATGCGTTGTTTGTATCACCAAACATATATAGTTCCCCAGCATATTGCGGGAAATCTGCGGTTGTTGTTCCAGCCATGATTGTTCTCCTTTGTTATGTTATTTTATTTTACTTTGTTTTAGTCGTATCATTTCTTGTAAATTTCCAACCCTTTTAGCTTTTTCTAACTTCCCGTTAAATGATAAGGGTCCTTCATTACCAAGGTTTTGTTGTGCTCCACTCCCTTGTTTACCTGATCCAGAGTAATATCTAGGTTTAGCTTTTTTAAAGTCCGCCTTAAAGAAATTACTTACTGATTTACCAGTTGGTTCTCCATCAGCATCAACCATAATGACATCACCGTCACTATTTAACGAGAAATTACCTTTAGTTAAAGTTATTACATCATCTACATAATCAGCATCTACACCTGCAGCCAGCGCAGTGTTCTTAACTTTGCTGGTAACTTTCATACTTTTGATTGAGTTATTAGCTTGCTTCAATTGTACCTTAAGTTCCTCTACATCAGGTGGGTCTTCTTCATTACCAGTATTTAACTTTTTTTCTAAAGTTTTCCTCGTAGTTCTTTCTTTTGTTAATGCTGATTTCAATCCACTTATGTCAATATTAAACTTCCCGTCTTTCTCAACATAAAGGTCATGGAATGCTTCATCAATACCTTCTAAACTTGTTACTGTTTCTTCTAGTGCCATAATTTTGTCCTCCCGACAATTATTCTATTCTTGGTTTACCGGTGTCTAGATCTTCTGCGTTCTTATTACCCATAATTTGCTTTCCATTTTCATCAACATAAGGCTGCGGCATCTTTGCATTTTCTTCATCTAATAGTTTTATGTCCGCCTCACTGTTAAAGTCTGTACTAAGAATACCTCTACGTTTCATTTCTCTATGGAAAGTCTCGTTAGAAATACTCCTATTCTGGCGCATTTTAAGTAATATGTTTGCTTCAGAACCATCACGCATATGTAAACCGAAGTCTGTGTTTACGAGAGCATTCCCTGCTCTCTCTATCCCTTCCCAATCGCACATTATAAGATTAACTCTTGTAATCATATCCTGTAATCTAATGGAAAGGTCTTGTAAAGAACAGTTAGCATCAGACACATCTAGTGCCCTACCAGTGGCTGTACTACCACTACTACCAACTAGTTCTAAACTCTCTAATAGCATTCTTTCTTCTAGGTCTTTAAGTTCATCCATACCTGCCTGAATAGCTTTACCTGTATGTTCTACATAAGTTAAAGTACTGTTTTCAGGTCCCAGTATAGATACTTTAGCACCTATAGTTAATTCATCCTCACTATCAAACCCAGTACCAAAGAGTATTGGTACTCTAGCTACGTGAGTTATATTCATTTGATCTGATAGAGACTGCCAATGTGCTCTATTGATATTAGCAAGGTCTTGTAGTGGTGATACACCCCCATAGAACCCTGTTTTTCTACCATATAAAGGCACTAATGGTATGTAGTCTAAGTCTGTGTCACCAGCATCTACAATCACCCATTCAGCCTTATTATTAGGTCTCCATACTTCCCAATGACCTGGGTATAATACTCTTACTTGTTCTACAGTACTAGTACTCCACCGTCCATCAGGTATCTCTATACTCTCTAGTATATGGGCTCTAGCTAATACTACTCTACCATTTACTACAGCAGGTACAGCGTTTATCAACTGTTCCGCTTTGATATGGATACAATAAGGTCTTAAGTTTAGCTCTTTCTCTTCTGCCAAAGATAAGTCTTCAAGTGTTCTAGGGTAATCTACATATACATAGCTAATACCTTTGATCAACATATCTTTAAAGACTTCTCTATAAAAACCATTAATATTGTTACCCATAAGGTCTAAGTTCTCATTGTAATCCTTAATTAAGTCTATAGTGTCTTCACCTAACACTATAGGTTTGTTAAAGATTCTACCTGTATGATTATGTACTGCCCAGGTGAAGTAATTCTTTAATGTAGAGCGATTCAGTCTATTTAGGTACTGATCATCGTCCTCCATAGGTTCCTGAGGCAAATAGAGCCTATTAGCCTCCTTCATCGTTTTTTCTCCACCTATTAATGCTAATGGTAGTGCCCAATTTTCTTCCATAGCATCATAAATATCAGATGTTGAACTTACATTTCCTTTACTTGTTGTCATATTTCCTCCTATATGAGAAGTCTATTTGTCCTTAACGGTGGTCTAACCGTTTGACACACATATCTTGTTTCATCAGCAATGTGATCTTCTGCTGTTGTATCTATATCTTCTACGTTATTACTATCCCTCATAAGTACCGGCACTGTACGTAACCATTCCTTACATGTATTAAATATCCAAAGTCCTGGCTGTTCTGGTGCTTCTTTAGCTGATTCAGCTAATAGTCGTATAACCGACTGCCAACCAGGAATTCTTTCATTGTCTGCCGCCCTAAATGGTAGCTTACATACCTTATTAAATTGCCGTTGGATGCTTGGACCACTTTGGTTTCTGAATATACTTGGGTCAGCCACCCATTGAATTGTTGGTAAATCTTTTGTTCTTTCGAAAATCCCTTGTGCTTGTTTTTCATTATCTAGCCTCAATCCTTTATCTGGTACAGTTTGTCCTTTGTGGTCCGTTTCAGCCATATACCACTCATCTACTCGTATTATTGATCCTCTAGGGAAGTATTGACCATCAGGTAGTACCTTCCCATCACTCTTAGCCCAAATACCTAAAGAACCGGGCTTCTGGTAGCCCCAATCAAACCCTATGATGTACTTCCATGTACTTGGTATTTTAAACGGCTTGATTATGTGTTTAGTTGGGTTCCATATACCTTCAAAGAAACCTCCCGCCGCAATATCCCATGAACCTTCCAACCAAGCTGATCTTAAGTGCGGATCAGGTATTGCCCTCAGTATAGCTTCATACTCTTCTACGTTCATGAACTTATTTTCTTTTAGCTCACCATGTATTCTTAATCTAATCTTACCTTCTTCACTAACTATTTTGGTTCTCACTGGTGCTGGGTCTATAAAATACTTCTTTACCCAGAAATGTCCAGGTCCCCAAGGATTACATGTTGATCTGTATTTAATTGGTACTCCCTCTTTACTACATCTATTTAATGACTTAACACTTTCATAACATTCATTGTTTCTCCAGTTAGTGAGTTCTTCCCACGCTATCCAAGGGTACTCATGCCCATGAAATTTGTAGTAATCTTCTGGGGTCTTCATGGCTCTGAAGTGTAGTTCTTCTCCATCTTCAAACACCCATTTCTGCTTACCAATACTACCTAAATACTTGGCTCCTGGAAACAACTGATGGAAGTATTTCTTTGTTCTACCTATAACGTCATCAAGTTGTGGTGCGCTCTCTCTAAATAGTACACCTTTCCAGTACGCTCCATAGCCTTTTCCTACGTGTTGAGCGAAATCCATTACTAAGGCGTCAGTCTTGCCACCGGCTCTATTTCCTTCATACAAAACCTCCCAATAAGGACATGTTAGAAAAGCAACTTGACCTCCGGGCTGAGGCATCCATATAATTTGCTTATTCATTAAATAAAATTTTTTATATCTTCCATAGTTATATCACCACGTATAAACGCTTCTAGAAGATCCTCCGCACTAATATCATCCACACCAATATCCATATATTCATCCATTTCAGATTCCATACTGTCTTCGTCCATTAGAGATCCTCCTCTACGAACTTTAGAAGATATATCAGGACCACCAGATACTTTGGATAATATATTACCTCCTTCTATCACTAATCCTGCTATGGCTTCTTGTAATACTGTCTCCCAAAAACCCACACTTAAAAGAAAGCCTAACATTATTTATTATCCTCCCAGTACTCTGCCCATCTCTCTGGACTTATTTCTGGTATTATCATTACTGGATTAACCTTAACTTCATTTTCTACCTTCTGTACTATAACGAAGTCACCTTGTGCTTTACCTAATAGCTTAGATGCTTCTAGTCTACTACTTATACTATTAGCTGAATCATTCATTATATCTGTCCAAAAAGCCTCTCTATCAGCTCTAGTTGCTGCCGATGTAACAGTACTTTTATTACATAGCATATCTATACGTTCTTGTACTCGCTTATTTCTATTTAATTTAAATAGAATCTGATGTACATTATTAGTTTGGTACCCTGCTTCATTAACTGCATCAGTTTCATCCATCCCAGACGCCACTAGATGTGTGTATTTCGTTTGTTTGGCTGTAAGCCTACCTCTTGGCATTAGATTTCCTCTATACTCGTTATTTCAGTAGTATGTGGTAAACCCCTACCTGTACTTTTATGATAATGGGATGAGTACTCATTTAAAATAGCGTCCTTGGTAGGTTGTTCAGTGCTATTTCTAATTATCATATCAAACTCATGTATTCTATTAGCTATATCTAATTTAATCTTCCACGTCTTCTTTATTTGCATTTATTATGTCCTCCGCGTCTTTTATTGTCATCTCAATTAATGACTCTCTAATTAAAGTCTCTATTCTACTACTACACTCAAGTAGTTTTCTATAAGTTGGGGGTGAACCACTTTGATGAATCTCTTCAATATGATCCAGCATCTTGCTTAATATGGTTCCAACTACAACCAATCTATTTTTGTCATTATCTCTTATCACTAAACTCCTCCTATATAAACAGAAAGGGAAAGACAAAGACAATTCCCCTACTATATAAGCAGGTTAGTTAAAACACTACCTACAG